GCCATAACACGCCCAGCTTTCACACCCCAGATTGGACCAGAATCTAAAGGCATGATGCACCCTGAACAATACTCTAATGTATATAATGTTCGTTCAAAAACCTTCGCCTTGAATCCTAATTTCTTATATTTGTCAATAACCTGCACAGCAGTTAACGTTTCATCAGTACCAAGAAAGTTGTCATCCCCTCTGGCTATCATTAAGGTGTCCTTACCAAAAAGATATCTGACTAACATTATATTTATTAACGAATTGAAGCAACTAGTCCACAAATCACCCGATCTACGAGCGTGATGATATGAGTAGAAAACTCCTTTAACCGTGCCGTCAGTTAAACTCCAATCTTTTGAAATTTCACCAACGATTTGTAATCCAACTGGAAAACATTTCCGTAAAAGAAAGAGTTCAAAATCGATGATCATCTTAGAGATGCTGCCATCCCAATTTGATGCATCGATTTCAAAAAGTTTACTCCGAAGAGAACATGCTCGCGCCTTTCGACCAATTTCGATAGGAGTACATTTCTTGTCGTAAGTCTGATCTGCTTCCAAATCAAACTCAAGAGCAATCTCTGTACTTATAGCGTCAAAATACGGACCCCAAAGACCAACAATGAAATCGTTTCGACCAACTATAGCTCGAGTTTTATAATCTTCTGGGTACTTGCCCATATATGGCTCATCTTTCGGAAAAGGTTTAGTAGTCCAATTTTCTCGTGTCAACAAATCTCCCCAGATACTTTTCATAAAGTTTTTACGTGCCGCACTGTAAGGTTTACCTCTATAGTATTCCTCCAGGCTAGGTAGTTCAGGAGTGTTCTCAAGCCCAAAAAGAGCTAAACATTCAGTCTTCATGAACTTGATAAACTTTCTGAGTTCTTCCTGTTCAGACGAACGCTCAAACATGATGCGAGTTCTGAACGCATGTTCCAAAGAGTGGTGACATGATATATTGGGTACGACCAATGGTGCCTTCGGTATTACGAGACCATAAGAGGTTACGCTTGTTACTTCACATGTTTCTTCCTCAGGATTGTCGTTTGATATCTTACAATCCTCATGCAAGGGATCTTGTCTAACCTTTTCCAATAATATTTTTGGACATGTTCGCGACAAAGAGGCCTTATCAGCATAACTCACCGAAGCTTTGTTCCAAAACTTACGAGTGAAGTGGCCATTGAAAGACAAAATTTTACCGCAAATAATCTTGCAACAATAAAAGAATGCTCCCAATAGTATAGTAAACCATACGTTTGAACCACTGATTAGAAAATACCCTACGGTAAAACCTAAGAAGGAATATCCAGTAAAATGATATACAACGTTAAACATTGCCAAAAATATTGCTGAAATATACAATACAATATGCCAACGGTTAACAGTACCATCTAACCAAATCAGGTAAAGAAAACAACCGTAAAAACACCAAGCCAATAAACATGCAAATAATTCCATGTACCAGAGTTTAGGTGTAACAATATCTGACAGATACTGCTCCGCAAGTTTTGCTCTATCGAATTCACCAGAAAGTGAACCATAAATTGACCTCTGAATTTCGGGACGGTTTATCCAACTTTTAACGTAAAGTGTGTCACAATATTTTGACCCAATATTATTGGATCTCATAAAATGAACCACTTTAGCGATAAAGTTGTCATCGGTAGTATCTACATCTGGGCGACCAGACAATAAATGTTTGGTTGCATCCAAAGCTACGTCCTTGACGAAGTCAGGGAATAACACAGCAGGTTCCAAAGCTCGCCCAGCAACAATTGATTTGACAAAAGGGCCAAAATTCAATGTGTTGTTAGTCAAGACTAAGGGTAATACCAAGTTATTTCCCTTGTACACAACGTTGAAGTATTCGAAACCATTTAGACTATAGACATACTCTATAGGAGCTACATGGACGAAAGAATAACCCAATCCTACATCTTCCATTGTTGTGTGTTCTCCAAAACCCTCTGT